ATCTTCAAAGTAATCTGTACCCATATCTTTAGTCAAACTAATCTGTACAGCATCTTTGATTAATTTTTCAACTGGATCATATTCACCCTTTTCTAACAAGTCTGCAGATTTAAGTATGGCACGTTCCAATTCTTTCTGACGAGTAAATCCTTCAAACTCTTCCATAAACCATGAATAATGATCTTCTGTTAGATCCTTTGCTGGTTTAAGTTCTACTCCTGTAACTGCTTTGACTTGATCTATAGTAGGCAGTGTTTTGTGTTTGTCTGCATGTTCTGCAATAAACTTTGCTGTATCTCTGTAGTTTCTATCAAAGTTTTCTGGATTATAGATATTCTGCACACGCACAAAACTCTGTGCATCATTTAGCATCATTTCTAAAAATAGTTTTTGTAAGTCTGATGTGTATTCTTTATTGGCCATATATATTAATTATACATTTTTTTACGCATAATCTCAATCTTGAGTTTGCTCGTTTCTTTTGCATCTAGTATTGATTTTATTACAAATAGTTTACCGTAACGTTGTACTGCTTCGTTGATGTCCTTGCATGTTTCTTGCCACACAGGAAAACTTGCTGACCATCCATATTCTTGTGCATCTTTTAATAACTTACTACCTGCAGAATCTTGATCTGCTACCACAATAACTTCTCTACCTAGACTGTCAATTATGTCTGCTTGTTGTTCTGATATTTCATTGTGCATAACAGCAACACCATCTACTGCCATAGCGTCAAAAGGTCCTTCGCATACTACAACAAACTTCCATTCTGGTTGTTGTCTGTTAACATTAAACACATAACCTGTGTCAAAACGATTCCAATACTTGGGTTTTACTTTTGGATCCACTGCACGACCAATAAATCCTATTAAATCTCTACGCCAATAACAAGGAACTATAACTCTCTTGTGCATATTGTTTGCTTGGTCATCAGTGACATAAAAGTCATATTCCTGTATGTCTATCTTACGATCATAGACATATTCTAATGCAGGATGTGCCTGTGATAGATCTTTAAATGCTACAGCATTCTTAGGCAGTTCATAATGCTTAAAGTTTACAGGTTCTTCTTCTTTAACAATCTCTTCAGGAGTTATTAAATCTTTAATACGAATGGCTTCAATGACCAGTCTTTGTATTTCGTTTTGTCCAGCACCAAACCATGATAACAATTTTCTAAACTTATAGGTTAAATGTCTACCAGGTTGATAACTGGCTTTGAAGTTACAGTTAAAACAATGATAACTCACTGATCCATCTGGATTGTTTGCTATACCACCACGACCACGTCTGTCAGGTGTTTCACTATTATGTTCACAACAGACAGCATTAAAACTGGTCCACCCACTAGGACTGGTTTTCTTTTTACTTGGAAGTATTGTTTTTACAAAGTCTTGAACAGTATTCAGCATACTATTATTATATGCTCATTACTAGAAAAAGTCAAAGAATTATACGCTTGAAACCACGTGTAGTTGTCCAGAAGCACCAAAATTATCATCTACATAAGTAGGCAGTTTCAAGTTGCCACTATTGTAAGTTATAGTATAATTATAATACTCTTGAGTTAGATTAGCAACATTAGCAGTATCCAAAGTTACTGAACCAATTGCGGCTGACACGTTTGATATTGTGGCAGTACTGTACCAAACATTGGCTGTGGTTGCATCATCACTTTTGATAGAAAATGTAAAACTTAACCCTGCAATATCTGCTGGCTTCTGATCATTGTTCTTAAAATTAAGTGTGATAACATTATCAACACCTTTATAAACTTTTATTGGTCGTGTATACACTTTTCTATTCCTTGTTTTAATCGTAGGATCATCGTCCAAAAGTTGAACTTCAATTTTATTACTATATAAATAACTATTGAAACTGGTGACTATTGTCATTGGTGATCCTTTTGTAATATTTATCGTAAACCTATGGAAGAAGCAGTCAAGAAACTACTAGATCAATATCCTTTTTTAAGTTATCTCACCTATGGCGGCAATGAATACATTGGCATCATACAAAACTCAGACGAGATCATTACTACAATTTATGACTTTGCTTTATTAAAAACTAGAGAAGAAAAGTCTGAATTTTTAAGTAGAGCAGAAACATGGTGGTGGGAATCAAATAGAATAATTCCAATCAATGTTTTTCTTAAAGAAGAGTGGTTACCATTTAAGGCTGTATTAAAAACATTTAATTCTAAGGACGTTGATATACTGCATGGACCTCATGTCAGTCTGAAAGAAATATCTGCAAAACGTTCTAAGCGTCGTTCAATAACTCTTGTTCGCAAAGTAAATTCAAATTAACAACAACTAACTGTGCATAGGAAATGGCATGAGCCTGTTTAAAGTAATAGGTTTCATCTGTAGGTTTCTGCCAAACTGTTTTTGCAACTTCTCGCCATGTCTTACCTATCAATGATCTTTTTGCTGGACGTATCACACTCAAGAACATGGCCAATCTCGGAATTGAATCTACGGGTTCTGGCATCTTCAACATAGTGTCATAGTGATTGTTAATGTGTATCAACTGTTCACACACAGTTCTATCACGTAGTTTACTCCAATCTGGTTCACGCATAAGTTTGACTAGGTGTTCTTCATCCCTAACACCTTTGTAGACATTTACATTAAGTAAATCAAGTTTGGTATAACCTCTATCTTCTGCGGCTTCGTAGTCAATGCTGGCCCATCCTGTGAAAGGATCTGTAGGTATAGCAGTGGCATAAACGCCAGTATTGTGTTTGACTATTTCGCCTTTGCGTATGATACTGGCTGGAGTTAGATCAAGTATGTCTAATACCTGTTCTCTATCTGCAAAGTCAATGTCAATGTCTGATTTAAACTTTACTGTCATAGTCCTGCTTCTTTTAATATTATTTTTAACCATTCAGTATCTGCTAGATAATCTTTAAATTTGCGTTGCCAATATTCTGGATCTATGTGTGGCATTAACATAGCAATTTGTTCTTCATTAAGTCTATCAAGAAACTCAATGCCACTATCACAGTTAAAAACAATCCAAGGACTAATCCTACCATTAACAATATGATGTATAATACGATTAGAGGAACCAAACCTAAAGTAATCATGAAATCCAGCCAGGGATTTTGTTTCATCTGCATACTCCTGCATTTCAGTTAAAGCACGTTCTAGTGCATCTTGTACTGCTTCTTTGCGAATATATGTTGCAAGATATTCTGCGTATACTGCTTCTTTGCACCAATGATCTAATTTTTTATTTTCTTTAATAACCCATTCAATAAACGCTTTGGTGTTTACTGCTCTGATACCAACGCAGTGTCTGCCAAATTTAACAAAAGCATTATAGTAAGGTGAGTCAGCAAAGTCCTTGTATGTTTTCATTTTAGCAGAACCCTGTGTCATTTCATAAAAGCGTAGATAAGCCTGAAGTCCAAGTTGGACTCCAACTTCTTTTTCTTGTTGTTGTCTACGTTTAGACTCACACATGTGAGCCGCCAGAGTTGATTCTCTACGATACGACTTTCCGCAATACTTGCAGTTATAGTTCGGCTTTGATTGACTTGTCATCGTATCCGAGTTCTCTCGCCATGTCTCTAAGATCTCGTTTATCATTGAGTTTCGCTAATAAATCTATTTCGTCTTGTTTCATATTAGGATACAGTTTAGCCAAAAACTTCTGACTCTTATTATCCCCCTCTTTTTTCTTTGCTTTTTGCCAATAGTGATATTGCTTACCCATACCAGGTGATACTGTGGTGCAGGTTAACCACTGTAGTTTAGTATGCTTGTTAATATCAAAGAAATGTTTATTAACACGTTCATTAGTAGCCATTAAGTAGTAGGCCTGCAGATCACTGTTGCCACCTACGTTAGCACCATACTTCAACATTAGATATGTTGAAAACTTTTTCTTTTGTTCATCAGTGAATTTATCATAGTAAGCACGATCTTTACGATCAAATGCCGCCATTTCATTACCAATGTATAAAGGGTCTGTATTCATCGTTTCCTAATTGAATATCCAATAATGTTTACTGTGCTTTCTAATGTATTAAGCCTATTCTGTAAACGTTCAATTTGTCTACGTTGATCTTCTACTGTTGCACGTAGACCATCAACTGTTTCTTGATTCTCTTTCAGTTTCTTTTCGTGACTGAATAAGTTGGGTCTTGGTCTATCTGGATCAACTTTACGTTTTTTCTTTTGTTTAAATTGTCCTGGGTTCAAAATGGTACTCCGTCATCATCGTTATTTTCTTCTTTACTTAACTTATATATCATTATAGCATGATCAATGGCCGCTTGTAAAGCAGGATGGTCCTTGGCAACTTTTTTCATATCTTGCCATTCAGTCTGATCGTCCCACCATGTCCATTCTGTATAGGATGGATTTTGATAATGTTCACCAAAGTCTATTTCCATTTGTTCATGATCATCTAAGTATTCGTCGCCCACTTTGTATAACTCCTTAGTTTCTGGTTTACCTAACTCATGTCTAAACACAGTTCTACCTTTGTCAGGTGATTCATAAATGTATGCTGATTCAGAAGATTTTGCCATAGTCCACTACTTCACTTTGTCTTGATATATCTTTAACAAAATATGCACACAAAGGTTCTAAACCTTCAGATATAGGCACACTTAATAGTTGTCCTGGTCTTAGTTTTGGAAAATACCATTTGACATCTTGATAAATGTCTACTATTTCTATAGGCAGAAATTTGGGTTTAAAACTTGACAGTTGATTAAATGTATATGCTGAAAATCCTCTGTCATTGATTGATGTCAATGGCATTACTTCTAAATCACCAAACTCTGCTTCACCTATTAGTATTTGCCAATCTGCTGGCATTCTAACTGTTTCTTCACCTATACGCAGTACCAATGCAGGTGCATTAAATGATTCTAAAAATATTAAAGGAATAAAAAAGTAATCTGGATTTTTAGGATCACTGTTGTCTAATATACCAAAGCGTAGATCATCTACTTCGTCTGGTATTTCGTTCATTTCAAATGCTTGATTTTCTAAGGTTAGTATTCTCATATTCTCATAAGTTTTCTTTAAGTTTAACTTCTAAAAGTTTTGCAATTAATGTTTGACTAATAGGGCCTGGATGCCTATCGTCGACTACTTCATCTACTTGATA